AAGAACTTAGATCAGATTTTGATGGGCGCTGGCCTTGGCGCTATTGGCGCTTCGACTGGTGTTGAGCCTGCGCTTGCCCGTCAGCTTGCCAAAGGCATCGCTACCAAAGAAGCGACTAAAGCCGCAATCAAACAGAGCGCTGAGAGAGAAACCGCCCCTGCTGCTAAACGTGGCGTGGTCAAGCAAGGCGCTATCACAGGCGGTAAAGAGTTTGTTACTGAAGGCGCACAAGGTAGTCAGGAACAGTTGGCACAGAACATCGCACTACAACGTGAAGGACTTGATGTCCCAACGATGCGCGGTGTCTACGGTCAAGGCACGCTGGAAGGTCTTGCTGGTCTCGGTATGGGCGCTGTGACAGGCGGACGCGAAGGGGCTAAAGCTAGGCGTGAGTTGGCTGAAGATGCTACTAGGGGTGGCGACATCCCCGGCCAGTTCACCACTGCCAAAGAAGAACAACAACGTGCTGGCGTAGGCTTCAGCCAAGAGACTGCTGACTTACTCATGCCTGCTTCTGATGCGGCAGGCGCTCCTCTTGTCGCTGGCGTTACGCCTCCTGAGGTTACTGAAACTACCCCCGCGCCGCCAGCGCCTAAGAAACCCAGAACAACAGGTGTTGCACTAGACACTGTTGAAGCCGCTGCTGACTATATGCAGGCGATAGATTCTGGCACTAAGAAGCCAAACACAATGCAAGTAAATGCATTGATGAAGAATCTAGGTATCACTCCTCCTGAGAAAGGGGAAGGTTATCTGGGCCGCTCAGTTGCGGCAGTTAAAGCGCATCTTGCACAACAAGGAGCACCCGATGCTACAGGAACTGACACCGACACAAGTGGAACAGGCGCTGGAGTGGCTCCACTCGCCGCTACAGGTCAGCCCGCCGCAGGGGCTGCAGGACCTCAACCCGATGGAATGGTATCTACTGGAGCAGCTACTCAACCAAATCTGGGTGGAGCAGGCGCACAGCCCGCTGCACTGAACGCCGGTACGCAACGCCTCATCGCTGACGAACTGCAAGGCGGCGCAACTCCTGCGGAGCTGATTACTAAATACGGCGGCACGCCAGAGCTTGCTGCCAGCGTTGACACGTTCATTAAATCCATACCACCTCAAGGAACTCCAAGTGGCCCTGCGACCTCTGAAACCCAGCAAACAGAAACGAAAAGACAAGAAGCACCAGCTGCCGGACCAGCAGTAACGCCTGAAGTTAAACCCGCTGGCTCTGTAAGCCTTGGCGATTTAGCGCCAGAACTGCAAGATGATATTCAGTCTCGCAGGGACGCTATCTATGAAATGGTTGCTGATGGCGCTAAGGCAAACAAAGTTGCTGCGGCGTACAAAGCTCTAAATGCTTTGGAAGAGCGGCACGGTTTAGATATCACTAGCCCTACTACGCTTAGTGCTAAGCGGGATAAACAAGGTCGTCTTAAAACCCAAGACATCATTGACGAAGGTGGTCAAGCATCCGCCGTTGAGCAAGACAAAACACCTGCGTATCAAGGCACTGACTTGCAAGAGGCAATGAACCTCGCGGACAAGTACGAGAAGCAGGAAGAACAAGAGAAGCAGCAGGCCTACCAAGAGTCCTTGGGCGCAGGTAAAGCACGCTACGACCAGAAAAATCTTCCTCCCAACACTGAGGAGAACTACGACGCTGTAGCCGAAGAAATTAGCGCAAGGACTGATACGGCTAACGCAACCCGTAGCGAACTTGTCAAAAGAACGGAAGATTTAAATAAACAGCACCGTGAAGCTGTGGCTGAAGTCGAGCGTCTTGAAGATGCCATTGAAGCTGCTGAACGTAACAACGATCAGAAAAAGTTAGCGATACTGCGTGAGCAAGAGAACGAGGCCACCCGACGTGAAAGCGATTTGCTTGGTGATCTGATTGATGCGCAAACAGCGCTGCAAGACCACGGTCCCGTGCAAAACAAGCTTGAGCCTTGGGCTAAGCTTGACTCTGTTGACAAGGACATCTACTTTAGCTTCATCCGCAACAACACTCCCGCTGAACACCGTCAAGCTGCCGCTGCGTTGTTGGATGCAAAGAACAAGGCAGGCGTTAAGTCTCGTGAAGGCGAAGGCAAGATGGATGCAGCGGAGCGCCGCGCTGCTCAAAACTACGAAGACAACCGCGCTCAAATGAGCAAGATATTCGGGCTGCAGTTTCCTGCATGGGACAAACTGTCTCCTGCGGCAAAGGCTGTGTATCTCAGAGAGATTGTCAACAACGCAGGCCAACAACAAGACGTAGCGTTTGCCAAGCTTGGCGTCAAGCTAACTCAAGACAACAAGTCGCTGAGCGAGAAAGAGAAGCAGAAGGATATTCAAGCTCTCCAGCAGCACCAACGCAGAGTGCAGGTGATGCGCGAGCGCAGACGCCGCCTTGACGAACGCCTTAGACGCGACTACAACCGCCGCGCTTCGCTGGGTATCGGGCAGACTTTCTACGGCATGCTGCCTGACAACGTCGTCAAGCTTATTAAGGACGGCAACCTGCAAGGCGTGTTGAACTACCTGCGTAACATTCCAGAAGCTGCTGGCGGTACAACAAGCCAAGGCCGTCAGATTGCCAAGACCGTGGCCAACGTCATCTGGAACATGGGTCTTAAGACCAAGATTCGTATCGTTGATACGTTGCCTGACGAAGACTTGGCTATCTACGATCCTGTCAAGGATGAGATTCTTGTAACACCTGAGGGCTTAAGCGGCTCAACTATTTTGCATGAGGCAGTGCATGCTGCAACGGTGAAAATTCTGAGTCACTTCGTCGCTGGCAGATTCAATATGCTGACAGCCTCACAGTTGGCTGGCGCTAAACAGCTTCAGGCCATCATGGACATGACCAAGAATGATCTTGGCAAAATGTTCCCTAGCCACTACGCAAACCTTCTTGAGTTTGTTTCCTATGCGCTGACCGATTCATCTTTCCAGCAAGCGCTAAACGATTTCTCAAGCACGTTGTTGACTGGCAAAGAGAAGGCTGCGTATGACAAACTGAGTTCTGTATTTAGAAAATCTTTGTTCCTAAAAGACGGCGTGCAATCAGAGCCAGAATTTAAATCTGCCTTGCCGACTGTGAGAAAAGCGTGGACAGACTTCAAGCTGGCGATGGCAAAGATTTTTGTTGTTGGCAGTACGGTCAACCAAAAGACTGGCGCGGTTAAAAACATCTCGTTGAAAGACGTGATGTTTAAGAAGGACGGGACACTCAACGAAGCTGCGCCAAGCAATTTGCTGATGGAAGTATCCGCAGCGTTTGAAGATATTCTTGAAGTGCCGACAGAGCCAATCTACATGGCTAAACTGCCAGCTAAAAAGGGCGCTGCCCCTGCCGCAGCGCCTAAGAAGGCGGATGAGTTCCGTGAGTCTGGTCTCTATGACGAAGACAAGTCATACAACTTGAGCGAGCGTGAGAACCCGACCAAGCAAAGCGCTGCGTTCTACAAGATGTTTACTACCCGTGAAGGCTGGAGGAACATCACCCGCGTGGTGCAAGACAAGAGCTATGCATCGCGTAGTCTGTTCACCAAGCTTGATAGGGCGAAGAAAATTAATCGTGACATGTCTGGCACGTTTAATAACTGGGAAGAGCAGGGCGATCTGTCTACGGGCGAAGCACGTCAGTTCTTTACTGACTATCTGCAAGAGCCGATGGATAACATCCGTCAGTCTTTCCAAGACTGGATTAAGTTGACTGACAAAAAGACTGATCAGGCCCTCAACGAGTTCCATAGAATTGTTGAGATGTTCCACGAGCCAGAGCGCCGTCTAGCTAAGTGGATTACATCCGTGCCTCTGAGCAAAACTCAGAACCTGACACAAAACGGCAAGCCTATCAGCGCGGCTGAACGGCGTATTGCTATTCTTGGCGATCAACGCAACGGCACTGCTGGCCTCATCCACAAAGTTGAGTTGACTCAACAGCAAAGGCAAGCTCTCTGGCAGGAGTTGACATACCTTGCTGAAAACCACGCAGACGAATTTGGTGATAGCCCACGCATCACTGAGAAAATGCGCGAGCGTTTTGCAAAACCGGGGTCGAAGCACAAAGGTATCGACATTAAACTGGAAGCGCCTATCTACAACGTGCTTGGTATTGAGAAAGCCACCGTAAATAAACGCATGGCTGAATACATGGCCAAGAGTCCAGAAGAGCGCGCAGCTATCGAGAAGATTCTTGCCGAGGCTAGAGTCTTGAGTAGCGCTACGGCTAAGCTCAATCAGGTCGGCAACTACTGGTCATCGCCTGTGTCCAATCTGGTTGGCATGTACGACTACCAATACTACATGCCGTTCAAAGGCCTGTCTAAGCACAGCAAGAGCGACGAGTTGATTGACCCTGAAAGCCACGGCAAAGAGATGCAGGAACTAGAGCACTCTGCCGATGGCCGTTTCAAGACCTCTGACAACCCCATCTTGCAATTGATCAACGATGGATACAGATCAGCTGGGCGTGCGGGTCGCCGTAACTACACACAGGCAATCAAGAACGCTGTTAAATCCAACAAGTACAACCCTAACGGCACGGGGATACTGCCGGGCGAAGTCGTAAATACGATCAAATTTGAAGAGCGCAACACCGTCGATATGTCGAAGTACAAAGGCGGGGCCAACATCTTTCACTACAACCCCGACGGTTCTATCGACATCATCCGCATCAACGAGCCAAAGATTCTGAACGCGCTGCGCTACACCTTCCGTGATGCAAAACCGTGGGTGGACCTTGCAAACTCTATAACAGGGTTCTTCGGGGCAATGCACACACGCTACAACTACAACTTCGCACCTCTCAACTTTGTGCGCGACACGTTGACCAACGCATGGACTATCGGTGCTAGCCGCCAGATGGGTCCGATAGCTGCGGCGCAGTATCTAGGTTCTGTCAGTGCGCAGATAGTTAAGAACGGTCTTGGCAAAGCGATGCACGTTGCGCTGCTGGAAGAAAAAGGCGACGCGTCAAGCAAGAAGATGCTGCTCGACGCTGCCCAAGACCCATTCGTCAGAGACATGCTTGAGTACCTCCGCTTTGGTGGCAAGACAACGTACCTGCAAGGCTTCTCTCTGAAGTCAAACCTTGAACAGCTCAGTGAAAATACTATTGGGCGTTCACGGATCGTTACCAACTTGGAAGATGCTGGAAGACTGATTGACACTTGGAACAACATGTTCGAGTTCACAGGCCGCACTGCTGCGTACACCATCTACAAAGACAAAGCTTTGGCAAAGAATATCAAAGCCGGTATGTCTAGCGCGAAAGGGCCTCAAGGCCAGATGTCTCCTGCAGAGCGCGCCGCTGCGGTGGAAGCTGCGGCGTTTGTAAAGAACCTCGCTAACTTTGAAAAGGTTGGCGAGAAGGGGCGTGAGTTGGGCGCGCTGTACATGTTTATTCGCCCTGCTGCCACTGGCGCTGTTAGAGCAATCGAAGCAGTGATGCCTGCCTTCACCCGCGAGAAATACGAAGAGGCTGATCTACCCCCGCAGATCGCAAACGATGAAGCAGCCAAAGCCGAGTACATGGAGAACTTTAAAAAAGAACGCATGTACGCACAGATCATGGTTGGGGCATTAACGGGCGCTGGCGTGGGGCTTTACTTGCTGTCTATGCTGGGCGCGCCAGATGATGAGTGGGGTCGTAACAATACCAAGACTGACAACATGGAGCAGTGGACACGCTTTGCGCGTTTCCATATTCCAAACGAAGTGTCAGAGCAACTTGGGCTAGGCAAAAACGTTGTGTTCCAGATTCCTTGGGGCTTTGGCTTGGGGGCGTTTGCCGCAACGGGTGCGCAGATTGCCGGTATGGGTACGGGCAACGTGTCTATCAAAGAAGGCCTTGGCAATATCATGGGAACAATCATGTTGGATTCGTTCCTGCCTTTGCCGATATCCAAAATTCCAGTCACAGAGTCGCCTTTAAATTGGTTTATAGATTCAACCGTGCCTAGCGTTATGAGGCCGTTAACTGAGTTCATTTCGAACATGAACGGTATCGGGCAGACCATTAACAGCGCCTCTCAGCGCCGTATGGGTGACGCGTTTACTGGCAGTGACCGCATCCCTGAAATCTACAAGGAAGCAGCAAAGTGGTGGTTTAGGGCAACGGATGGTGAAGGCTTTGCTGGGGTCCCCGGTGACATCAGCCCCAACACTATTTATTTCTTGGCCAACAGCTACTTAGATGGTCTTTCTAAAATTGCTGAAATCACATACAACTGGGCCAATCTTGACAAAGGTGAGAAAGAGTTCAACCCTAAGAGCGACATCCCACTGTTTGGCTCGTTCTTCGGCGCTAAGACTAACGTTGATTCGCGCCTGTACACCAAGGTGGAGAAGAAGATCAAAGAGATTGACAAGCGCCTTGTCTCTATGGAGAAAGATAATCCCGTGCAACACGCGCTGTACGTAGCCAAGAACCCTCTGTACCCAAGCATTGTTGATGTGTATCAGTCTAAGCAGGGCGAATTGAACGAGCTTCGTCAAAAAGCCACTGAGATTCGTACCGCGAGATACCTGAGTCCAAAAAGTCGTGATCAAATTTTGAGGACAATCACGCTTGAGCAGAACATGCTCAAGTACCAGATGGTTGAAGAGTTCAAGGTGCTGGGCATAGAACCTTAACGGATGCGCCAAGCGCGTACCCCAATGTGATTGTCTTTGTGCGTGACATAGCACTTGATTCTCACATCGGCGCGCTTGGCTCCGCTTTCTAGGGCGTAGATTATCTCGGCAGGGCGCAAGGTGGGGATGAAGAAACTCTCCCCCACCTCCATCACCTCAAATGGAAATATCCACTCTGGCTCTTTAATGTCACTGGGATTCATCAAACCACTCGCCGGGGATTTGAGTCTTGAACCAATAGAGATACGCAGGGTCAACAGCAATCGCTGACTTCCAGCCAGTGGTGAGGCGTCCCTTCTTGTCGTCCACAAGAATCTTCTTCTCTCGCATATCAAACTCAAACTCACGCAAGCTCACTTGGCGCTCTGCCAAGAACTTCTTGAACTCTGCCTTTGATACTTGCAGGAGACCTTCTTCACTGACGATGCGCGCTACAAGCTGGCCGCGTGGCTCCATCGTGACTTTGCCATCCTTGAGCACAAGCGTGTTGCCCATGTTCTTGTTGATGAAGTCACCAAGCAAGGACGGGTAGTCTGTGCGGTTAACCTTCACGACCTTGTCCCTGATCTCAATCATTGCCAGCACAGTATGGTGATAGATGCGGTCAAGTTCATAGCCTGTGATGTTGTGCTCGTTGGCAATCGATGCGCCGCCAAACGCCGCGCCGATCAAGTTCTGATAGAAGCGGTACTCAGCATACGAGCCGAAGTCTTTCTGGAATCGTTCGTCCCACTTGGCGATGTGGTCCAGCACGTAGTTATCGCCGCCACGCAGAACTTCTTTGATGTACATCGGCCCTGCATGCCCGTAGTTGAAGCGGAACGCATCGAAGATGTATTTACCCATCGAGCCATCTTGGTTGAGCAGGTTAGGCCTGTGGACCAAGAACTCTATCACACGAGCAGCTTCACCGTCAGGGTTGGCCTTCAGCGCATCGAGCTTGCCGTAGACAGAGTGGTTGTTAGTCAGCATAGCAATCAACGACGCAGACATCTCGTACTCACGTTCAGCGTTGACTGAACCCTGCATACGAATCTTGGCTTTGCCATGAGATACGTTGTGAATCAACTGCCCCAACTCCTCGGGCTTCTTGTCACCCACCTCATCAAGTCCGAACATCAAGCTGTGCAGGCCAAGGTAGCGGCCAGTCAAGCCGTTGTCAGTAGCCTTCACCACGCTCAAGTCTTTGGGGTGTCCAAAGATGCTCAGACCTGCGTACATAGCGCCCGTCTTGGCGTTGCCAGAGCGCCCAGTAAGGCTCACAGTCACCCCTGAAGTTGACGTATATGGCATCAGCGGGGAACCGAACCCGCACATAGAAGCAAAGGCATGCAACTCAAACTCTGGCTTGTTCAGATAGTCCATCGACTCACGCCAACGTGCGTATGTACCAGCTTGCGTCAGGTGCTTAGACAGTCCACGAACGAACGGCGATGATGGCGCATCAATGACTTCTCCAGACCGTGTGTATTCTTTTTTGCCGATAACAAAACTACGATTGTCCCAGTTGGCGTTGTCAGCAGTGCGCTCTTCTGTCCATCCCATCTGCATGCGCATCTGTAGCGCCTTGTCAGTTGTCTGGAGGTACTGCCCCCATTTGATGATGTAGTTCATAAGGTGTTGGTCATGTATTGATGAGAACAATACGCCATTGCTGGTCGTGATCGCTTTGAACGCTTCCTTCGCGTAGACGCTTTTCATTGGAAGCAAGAAGTCACGAAATCCATCGTGCGGCAACTCGTACCGCATCTGCAAACACTCACCGTCATGTGGGCTGATCATGCGTGTCAGCGGGTAGAGATCACTGGAGAGAATCAGTATGGGGTCATCTTGATGCTTGCCGCCCTTTTTGTCTATTTTGGGAGGGGGGACAAAGTAGATGCCTCCGTTTTCTCCTCGGACAAAGGGGAAAAGGAACTGGGGGAAATCAGGAACTTTTTTGGGATTCGGGACTTCCCAAACTGCGTCCTCTTTATTTGTCGCAGGGGCTGGCTTGAACTGCCTACCCAACACAATTGGACTTGTGATCTTTCCTCTATGCCTGCATCCATCGCATCGGCTAGGGTAGTTATCAATGAACCACTCACAGGTTCGTGGAGCAGGAAAGCGGCTTGCCTTTTCTTCTGTATCTTCATAGGTGTATCTTGGGTCTGGGTTAGATAACTCATGGATAGCAGTCGCACCGTCATCGCAGAACTTGGCGATGGACAAACCTGCAAACCACAACGGCTCTTCTAATGCGGCGGCGTTTTCGCAGATGTATTTGATCTGTGCGCAACCGCCTTCATCGTCGACACTCTTTTGTGCCAGTACCTCAAATGTTTTTGCGAAGTTATCTAACTTCAGAATTGCTTTGGTGTCCTCATCGACACCCTTGGGGATGCTTGCCAGAATCTCATCGGCGGCAAGTTCTTCCTGTGTTGGGGTAGCTGCGGGTGCTGCCTCTACGCCGAAGAACTCTTTGAACTCGTTCCAGCTATAGACGTGTATCTCATCGCTGACGACTGACGTTGGCTCTGGCGGGTCGAACTTGTGATTGAACGTCTCAGGTGCGCGCATGATGCGTGCGGCATCTGCCGTAACCACTGGGTCAATAGATATGTGCTGGAGACACAACGCTTTGAATTTCTCAGCGATAGGCTTCCACTCCTCTCGCGGGATGTCTTCATCCATAATCCAGTAGGCATGGACCCCGCCACCTGAATCGATCACTACTGGGTCAGGTAGCCCAGTCTCCCCAACTAGTTTGTAGAGCGCCGTGTGTGCATCGCCCTTGGACTGATAGTCTTTCCCTGTGCCAACATCTAGGTCAATAAAGAATGACCGAACGAAGAGGCAGTCATCTGCTTTTCTGCTGTATCCGTCGAACGTCCCCAGTGCGACGAATGTGTTCAGCTGTTTTGATTTGAACTTTTCGATTTGTTCAAATACGCCATCAAGTGTCTCGGCAAATTTGTTTGAAACCTTCTTGTCGGTCCCAATGCTGGTAATGCAATAGACACCCTGCGTAGGCAATGCTTTCTCGTAGAATTGTTTTAACATGTCTCGCCAGAGTTGAAAAGAGCGGGACTATGCCCGCTCGGTGAATGGGTGGGGGGACGCTAGTACCCCCGATTTTTATTTAGCCAAATTTCCTCCCGACCATATCTTCAAGGTACGCTTTAGCCGCCGCAGTGCTTTTTGCTGGAAGAATGCCCTTGGCGGTGTCACTCTCAATCAGGTCAGTCAGTGTCTCAACCTTGATCAGGTTTTTGTGGCGCAGGGGTTTGCCACGGAACCAGCTGAAGACCGTCATGCGAGTTACCTCTAGCGCACTAGCCACATACTTTGCAGGGAGGTTTGCCTTCACGCAAGCGAGTGCCAACGCAGTGCCAGCCCTGTGGGGGTTGGCCTTGTGCAACTCAATCAAAAAAGCTTCGCTGTATGTCCGTGACATCCCTGTTCCTTATTTCTTAGACCACTTTTTTACCACGTCCGAGATGTCTTTTTCATCGGTAGTGGCGGCTTTTTTAGACTCGACCTTGACGGGCGGCGCTTCGTCTTCGGCTACTTCGTTGCGGTGGCTAGGCACCTCAACTTCGCCTGTGTTATCCGCTTGGAAGACGTTCATCTTGATAGCGGCTTCAGCGGCAGGGCTCTTGGCTTGATTTGCAATGATCTGCAAGTCTTCATCAGGAACCTTGCCAGCGGGCGAGAACACAACCTTTGGCGTAGGAGATTTTGTATCGAAGGCCATCTTTGTGATTACGCGGCCAGCGCTCACATTGTGTGACGCCAAGTGCTGGATGTAGGGACGGAAAGGCCAGCGACCATTGTCCTCTTTGCCGAACGCAGAGGTTGCGGGAAGCACCAACTGCATCACATCGCCAGATGGATCGTTAGGCAACACCACGGCTGTGCGCCACGACAAGCGGCAAGCTGTACCTGTACCGCCTTGACCAGAACCTTTGACCGACTTGGGGCAGTCGAGGCAGGTGGAAGCGCAGGGAGTCTTGACATCTGCGTCAGGCTTCTCGGAGTCAGTAGACCAGCACACTGGGCTGACCTTCTGACCTTCTTGGTACGTTGCGTCATAGAACATGCGAGAGGCTTTGTGAGCCATCTTGACGAAGATCACGTTCATGTGGCGGTCTTCGATTGCACCGATTTCCTTGCCGCCAGAATACTTGCGGAACACGCCACCCTTGATGGAGATGCGTTTGCTACCTTGACGAGCGCCACCTGCTACGGCAAGGGTGTCATCATCCAAACCAGCGATAGGGGCCATTGCGCCGCTGAACATTGTTGCGAGATCGTTACTCATGATTTTTTCCTGTTACTAAATTGAACTTAATTGGAGGGTTTGCGCACGACAATCGTGAACTCCCTCATCACATTCACACCGGGCGGCAGACCTTCGTCTTTGTGCTCGGCCATGAACTCCTTGAAATTGCCCTGATGGATACGGCGCTCCAGCAAGTCAATCGCCTCGTTATCCAGAACAAACTTCTTGAAGTTGTCCCAGTCGTTTGTCGTGAATCGCTCCTTGAGAGAACGAATCACCGTACCGCTTTCGGTGCGGATACTACTCGCGTTCGTATCGTTGCACACCGTCAGCATAGATTGCTCCAGCAGTTTCATCTCCTGCTCAAGCTCGCTATCTTTGACTTCCCAATTAGATTTGAGTTTCTCACGCTCAGTCCTAATTGTCAAGTAAATCTTGACTAATTCTTCAAGATTCAACTCAGTAGTTTCACTCATATCCCTAACTCCTCTTTGTACAGATCGACTAGTCGTTCGTGCGTATCGACCTTGCCTTGCAACATCTGATAGACCTTGCGTTCAGCTTCGGAGCCTTGCAGGTGAACAACTGTCATGCTGTTCTTCTGACCGACTCGGTCAATACGTGCGACGCATTGCAGGTATGTCTCGACGCTCATAACGGGAGACCAAAACACAATAGTGTCTGCGGCAGTTAACGTGACGCCATGCGATGCGGACTGTGGTTGAATTACTAAAACTCGTGGATCGGTTTGCGTTTGGAATCGGTTGATGATCTCAGACCGCTCCCTTGCAGACACCTCTCCGTTGATTACTTCATTTGCTACTCCTTGTGAACTTAAATGACGTGCGACTAATTCGATGGTGTGGCGGAACGGGACGAACACGACTACCTTGTGCTTGGTCTCCTCCAACACCTCCATCAATGCATTCAGGCGTGGTGACACGTCAAACTCCACCACCTCCTTGTCATCGGTATAGATTGCTCCTCCCGACAACTGCAACAACTTGCTCAACTTCGCCGCCGCATTGACAGCGCTGATCTGCTCGCCAGCCGCCTCTATCAGCAGTTGGCTTTTTAGTTCACGGTAGTACCTGTTCACCTGAGGAGTCAACGGCACTTCACGGGTCTGGTACACCAACTCAGGCAGGTCAAGGCAGTCTGCCTTCTCAAAACGAATCGCAGGTTGCAAAGCGCCGAATACCTCTTGCTGTGCGATAGCGCGAGGAATCCACTTGAACTTGGTGATGGGCTGCATCACGCGATCACGCCAAGCCGTGAAGTACTTGGGTACGCCAGCGGGGTTGACCAGCTTTGCAAGACCGAACGCGTCCAGTGGAGACTGTGAGGCGGGAGTGCCTGTCATCATCCAGAGGCGGGTCGAGGGGGTGATCAGTTTAGCCAAGGTCTTCCAGCGTTTTGTAGATACTGTTTTATATGCGTTGGCCTCATCAACGACAATTAGGTCAAACCCTACTTTACTAATATCTTCCTGAACAATCCCCACGCCATCGAAGTTGATGACCACGAACTCGTACTCTCCGTTAATGATCTTTGTACGTTTGGATGCAGTGCCGTATGCAACGCCGACCGTTCTGTGCATGGCGGTCTTGAAGATGTCGGCTTGCCACGCTGAGTACATGATGGACAGGGGGCAGACGACAAGGACTCGTTTGACCAGACCCAACTGCATCAGGTAGTCTGCCGCCCAGATGACTGAGGAGGTCTTGCCTGTGCCAGCTTCATTGAAGCAGAAACAGCGGTCCCGCAAGGAGAGGAACGATGCTGTAACTTTCTGGTGAGCGAACGGCTGGTACATCCCCGGCCAGTTGTACTGTTTGAGCATTGGGTTAGGAGCATCTCCGTAGATGCGTACAAGGCGTTGCATCTCGGCTACGCCCCAATAGACCGCTACCTCTGCGTTCGTACCATCGTCCTTGAGTACTTCGCATCGGTCTATGTGTCCTACGAGAAATTGCAACTCGCTGGACGGAATCGTCATGTGGACAACTGTGTCCTGTACTACATTCATACTGTTCCTTACTGTGTTAAAACGTAGCCCCTTACGGGGGCCAGTCGGCTCAGCCTGTCACGCGGAAAGGGAGAAAGAACGCCGCTGAACTGACACGGTTATAAAAGGGCAGGCAACTGCAAGACAAACCACCCTCAGCCTACTCACTCATGCCTAACAGTAGAGATTACTTCTTGCGTTCTTTCTTGCTAGTCTCTGACACCAAGTTTCCTTGCGAGTCTCGACGGAACGAACGGTTCTTTGCCGCGCTTTGAATGCGCAGACCATCTTTGTTCAGGCCACCCTTGTCAAGGGCTTTGACGTGCGATACGTCTTTGCCTTCACGCTTGTCGGCTTTGCCGTTGCCGTTGGCATCGACTCCAGTCTTGTCGATTGCGCGGCGTCCACGTTGTCGCTCCATGCGGCGCTCATGCTCGTCACGGGCTTTCTGTTGCTGGTACTCTTTCTTGTACGGGCGGGGTTTATTGACGTAGGCCATCATCTTTCCTTGTGGTGGGGGCAGGTGTTCACGGGACACCAGCCGCAAAGGGGTGTTGGGTTCGGGTTCCAAACATCGTTTATATACGATGCGTCAAGGCGATTCAAGTCGGGTTTGAAGGCGTCCCACAGCTTGGGGATGTCTTCCCTAGAATACTCTTCGTCCAAGAAACTGTTGTACGCAACGAAGAGGAGTCCGGCTTTGATTCGGTTGATTTGTGGGTAGTGAGCGAACGCCATGAGCGCCATGAGCTTTAACTGTTTTGGCTCAGGGTACTTGTTGCTCCCGGTCTTGTAGTCAATGATGAACGCTGTGTCACCATCGATGATCATCAAGTCCACGATGCCCCGCACCCAGTAGCCCTTGCCGTACTCACATGCGTTACCGTCAACATCAAGCGCCATTTTCTGCTCAGGGTATCGAGTCCCCTCAATCTCCAAGAGCGTGTCGAGCACAGGTTTGAACTGCTGGTAGTTCTTGGCAAGGGGCTTGCCTTCTCCAACGTAATCTTCACAGGCCTTATGTACCTCGTTGCCATACGTCATCTGCGGGGTCGGCTTCTTGTGAAAGCGCTTTAGCACCTTGATTTCGTGGTACTGCTTTGGGCAGTTAATGTAGTCCTTGAGGGACGAAAAAGACCATGTGAAGTTCATTTTTTCATATTCCTAACGTATGCCGCAAAGGATGCGGCGGTATCACCCAGTGACTTCATCTTATCGAACTCTCTGGCAACTTCTTCCAGTGTTGCGTTGCGCAGGTTGCGCTCATATTGTTTTGTGTCAACGTAGTCCTGAATGTCGTCATCGTCTTCTCTCATAGTGATCTCCTTATTTCTCTAACTTTGTCGCGTGGCAACCCCATGTTGAACACGCTGGTCATGCGGATTGCTTTGATGGCCTTGTGCTCACTGCGCTGTCGGTTCAGTCGGATGTCTGGCTTGGGCCTTGGCTTGTCGGGCTTGTCGCCCAGCATGAACACCGCCCGTGGGTAGCGCCTTGCATCGTCGTGTGCATGGGTCCAGTCTGCAACGTAGATGCGCTTCTCGCCAGCCTTGGTGCGTTTGTTCATGCGGTTGAGCACAGCGTGTGCATCATAGCGACCGATGTCGGCGTAGTCGGCAAACTCTTGTGCGGTCAAGCGACCGAACTCTGCGAATGCCTCCAGTGCCTTGATGACGTGAAAGCCTGTGTTGGTTGAGGTCACGCTTTCCTCGCTTTCAGCATCTGATCTGCTACGTCATACGCCCATAGAGCAACGCGCCACGGGTCATTCGGACAAGCTTCAAAATTGAACGCGCCGCTGCTCTCCCTTGCAATAAGCCCCTGCATCGCCTTGGCTGCAAAGTAGTCGCGCAGGGTCATGCCGCCCTCTGGTTTGTCAATCATTACGGTGGGAAACGCTGGCCCGCCTGTGTTTGTATTGCTCATATAAATCTCCAATCACCACAGCGGGTGCAACGGTATGCGGGTCGGTCTTTGTTGTCGCCGGGTTCCCAGCGGTGTTTACAGGTCATGTGTTCCCCCTTGCTCGGATGGCATCTTGTATTTTCATTGCCGTGCCAGCTTCATGGTCTGAACTTGAATCGACATAGCCGTCACACACCTTTGCACACGCCTCACGCTCATCAGCACGAACAAGGGCAACAAGGCGCTCAAGTTCGGGTGAAACGTATGTCACGCCCTCAAAGGACATCAATGGGAAGCCAGCTTCTTTGCAGAGTTCTATCGTGGTTTTCATAAACAACTCCTCAGTGTCATTAGGCCAAGCATCAGGACAATGAATCCCAACACAGCCCACACCAATTGCCCGTCAGCAGGGGTGGGCTTTTCGTCTTCGTCATTCACAGTGGAGCCTCTTCGTGGTTGCCGGGGTTGAACTTGGGGACTCGGTTGCCCGTGTCTTTGGGGTTTGGGAATGGTGGGAAAGGCCATGTCATAAGCCACTCTCCTTGTACTCCTCAATGCGATCTTTCAATCTCTCAATCCTTGCCTCGTTGTATGCCACCACGCTGTTGGCGTAGTCTGCCGCCGACTCAGCTTTGAGTTTCTCCAGCTGTGCTTCACGCAACTCCTCTTTGGTGATTTCCAAGAGGGTGATCGGCCTTCTCAGGCGCTTGTACAACTCTAACATCTTATTCATCTTATGTCTCCTTTAATTTGACATATTAACATTCGCCGTAGGTCTGTGCGTACTTGGCTTCGCAAGTTACGGGTAAACCCTTAGCCCACTCAGGTGGCGTAGACATGCACTCAATGATGAACGCCATAGCCGCATCCTTCTCCGCCTCCGGAACCACGATCACCGCCGCATCGTGGACAGTCAGTGCAACGCGATAACGCTCGTTGATCTTGAGCATCTGCTCACCCACGATGATTCGCGCCAAGGCTTGAACCACGTTCTCAACTAGCGACCCACCCCACAGTGACACTGGGCCTTTGCGGGACTTGTAGACGTACTGACTCTTAGACTCGGACGTGTCGCGTTTTAGTTCTGGGTATCGAATAGAAAGACCATTAGGGAGGTGAACCCCGTCCTTGGTGATCTTCAGGCACTTGTGTTCGCCGTAGTAATAGGGCTTGCCTTCCCAGTTGGCTAGGTCAGCAATCACCTTGTCACCGTCACGCCAAAGCTGAATCACCTTGTCGTTGGCCTCGCGGTATGTGTCAACATAACTCTTGGCCTCCTCCTCAGTGACGACTGCGCCCGGCGGCTGAGTCTTGAGCGTGTGCTGAAGCTTTAACGCCCCAGTGCCGTAACCCAGACCCAAGATGCAGGTCTTGCCCACGAAGCGTTCAACGGGGTCAGCCTTGCTGATGGGGCGGTTGTATATCTTGGATGCGAACAGCGAGTAGACATCCTCTCCCTTGCGGAACTGCTCAACCACGTCCTCCTGTCCAGCCAGCCAGACAAGCACACGGGCCTCAATCTGAGAGGAGTCGCAGTTGATGACGATGTGGTCATCAGGCGCTACGACAGCGTTCTTGAGGGCTTTCTTTTTCTTGTCTCTACTTGGTAGATTCTGGAAGTTAACCTTATCACTTCCCGCCCAACGCCCCGTATGCGCTCCGTAGTATTTGAGTGGGATAGGTAGGCGGCCTTTGTTGCGCTTACCAACGTCAATGAATCTCTCGATTCGTGACTCTTCGATGGTGGACTTTGTGCCGAGTCGCACAGCGCACAGTTGCTGGATGGTTGGGTCATCATGTTCAGTGAGTTTCAGAAAGCCTTCGTCGTTCTTCGCCAAGGCATAGGTCTGCTTGCCTGTTGTTTTGCTCTCTTTCATGGGGACTTCAACCCCGCGCTCGACTAAAACTTCAGCAAACTGTTTATTACTGGCTAAGCGTTTACGCACAGCCTCAGTGGTTTCGCATTTTAATTTCTCCATCAAGCCCTCAAGAAGTTGCTCCTTTTCCTCCTTGAGTTCGTCATAGCGCTCTTGCAAGAGTGCGTCATCCACAAGGAACACTGGGTGCGTGAACATCCGCAGTGTCATGTCGATCAGCTTCATCTCGTTCTCAGGGAACGCGCTCGACAATATCTTGAAGAGCCTAAGGGTGAGATCAACGTCATTCATGCAGTACCTGCCGTATCGCTCAAGTTCATCTTTGGTGAAGTCGAGCCGAGCCTTGCCCTCAGCCGCTATCACTTCCTCGCCCTTGACGCCAATCCCGTAGCGTTCAGCCAGCGCCTTGAGTGAGCCACCTGCCTCAACGCCATGAATTGCTCTCGCCATACACAGAGTGTCGAACATGAACGCGGGCGTCACGCCGTAGAGCCAGCTAAGAATTGCTCCATCGAAGAGCGTGTTGTGGCACAGGAGAGCGCTGTTGCTCCAGTCAAATGACGCCAAGAACTCTTTGATCTTGTCCTTGCCGCCCGACACCCAGACAGTCTCACCATCGTCCACCTTCACGCCCACACCGATAACTTCAAAGCGCTTGTCGCGTATGTATTCCTCAGTTGTTTGGTGCTTGAAGCCGAGCTTGATCTTGCTGTCGTAGTAGGTCTCAAAGTCAATCGTTATCAACGACATTTTGCTTCCCTAGAAGTTTTTCGTAGTACTGCTTGGGCATGGGCGCTTTCTTCTCTAAGAGAGCGCGTAGCCACTCTGCGCCGCCAAGCTGGTTGAGTATCAGCCACTGCTTGTCGGACAGTCTTATGTACCTAGCCTTAAGAGGCGCGGGAGGTCTTGGTCTTGGCATTAGTCGGCTCTCCCAAATTTAAATATATTTCCAAACATACCGCCCACCCCTGTGTTTTGGGCGCGGTTCCTAGAGCGCTCTGACTCCATCTCCATCTGATTCATCAGGTTCTGTTGTATCGCCATTTCTTTTTTGTATTCTTCGTGGGCATCGACCGGATTGCCAAACAGACCCCGCACGTCAGTCGTGCCTGTCTGGTATCTACCTTGCGCCTTGTACGTGATAGTTCCTTCCGTCTGTTCCGGTTCGCTTTCTCCCGCCAGCGTCTTCAACACTCGCTCGTTGAATCTGTCGATGTAGAGTTGTTTCATACCCGCTTCAAGCGCATCAACGTCTTCCTTGGGCAAGTGCTCTCTTGCGTCACGTAGAACTCTGTCCCAACGCAGTCCATCGTACCCAAGCGTTCTGTTGTCGAGGTTGACGAACTCCTCTGGATATTCTTTCATCCGAGCCAACAGAATTTCTGTTCCCATTTCCATTACTTAATCTCCTTAATAACTGGTTTCAAAATAGCGTCCCACTGAGGCATGGGAGGCTATCTAAGAAAAGGTACGATTACAAAAAAGGGCATGGCGAACCATGCCCTATGGGTTTACTTCAGTGTGGCGATTTCTCGTGAGAGATACCATTGAGCCTTGCGCAGGTCTTCCAGCTTGTTGCCCTTGTGGTCTGCCCTAGTGATGTACTTCACCACGTTGCCCAAGTTGTACCCAAGCTTCTTGGCCTCAATGAAATCAATCGTCTCAATGCCACCCGTGGTGTAGTGCGCGGGACTATTCACTGGGTCAGGCTGTTTGTTGATTGTTTCAATCACAGGATTCTCAATCGCTCTCTGCATAGGAATCTTGTGCGCCCATGTCCCGTCACGTTGTTTGACCAGTCGCAGGTCTTTACGGCCTTTGCTCAACAGCACATAGGCGTAGTTCTTGACAACGCCTAGCGTCTTCATTAGGTACTCAGCGCTAGTGTTCGGGTCTGACGCAAGGTATTTCTTGGTTTGATCTAAGTTACTCATTTGCCTTCTCCTTCTTGGTTTGGCGTTTAATTGATACGATTCCAGCCCCATGCTGGTTTCGTGCTTCCTGCATTTCATCGGCGTACAAGTACGCTTTCATTGGGATGTTGTGCGGCTCTTCTCCTTTCATAATTAATCCCAACATCGCAAAGCCAGCGTGTAGGTCACGCAGATTGCTACGATCTTCATCATTCATCTAAGTTCTCCAGTAACAGTGTCAGGTCTGCTATGTTGTTCTCATCAATTACTAGCGTGAAGCCACCAACTGAACGAATAGCTGACATATGTTTTTCTTGTAGGGCGGTCGGCTTGTTGCCGTTCGCCTTTGCCTCAATCCCTATGAATGCCCCCTTGTAACAACATACAAAATCAGGGACACCCGCCGCACCGTACCCAGTACCAATAGGCATGGTGAAGTAGGCTCCCTTTGTTTGAAGAATATCTTTGATCTTCTTCTTGACTGCACCCTCAGGCGTCATCTTGTGTCCCACCTTTCAGTGACTCTAGAGTTGGTCGGTCTACCACTAAACAGTAGTAGGTCTCAGACGCACGCCACCCAATCTCGTCGAGTTCAAGTGGCCCCGTGTTTGTGTAGAGTGTCAATCTAAGTATTTTTGAATCAGCCACGAACGCACTATCTCCGTTGGCAAGCACCATTGCAAACTTAGACTTCAACACATCAGGCAAGGTATCGTCCGTGTATATACGGTGATACCCATCAGCCACATACACGATGTACTCGTTGTTCACCCTGCGCACAGGCAGACGAATCAAATCCCAACGCTTGGGGTGAACCACAGGACTCAGTTCACCGATCAGATGGGGCATGGGGTAGCCATCCATGCGTGGTCATATTGAGAGGGTTGACTGCTGTAAAAGAACACTGCGTCAAGCCCTTCGTCATACTTGTCCATGATTGGAAAGTTCATCGGGCCTAGCTTGTTCTCGCCCCTGTTCTCGTATGAGATTTTCATCATCGTCATCAGGGGCAACAACTCGGGGTAGTCCTCGACTGTCTTGTACCGCTTGAAGCCTTCGATGGTTTCGATATCGCAGTCGCTTGAACTAGTACCAATCTTGGTCATCTTGAATTTGCCTATGAGTAGGTGTTTGTGGGCATCTATGCCGACAAGATAGAAAGGATTCTTGAAGAACCGTGTGGATTCTTCTATCTTCACATCTCTTATCTTATCAGCTTCTTTGTAAATGTCAAGTATATTTTTACATTTATTTAGGTCGAGAGCAACAGGAATTCCATCAGTACTTTCCCCTAGTAAGGTAGCCAACATCGCATGAATCTCGTTTACTGTAAAAGAGTTCTGTTTGGTGCTCTCGCCCATAGCCGACTGCAAGTAGGACACGCCAGCCCTAGCTTGCCTGACCTTGGTGCTTGTAAGTTCTTTCATGTCCTTGACTATGCCTTGCCGTTTCAGCGTTGCCATGAGTGACGAAAGTTTTATGCTACGAATAGTCTCCTTGTCGTTATGGTCTTGCCCACGGGCTTTCCGGTAGTAGGGTGTGCGAAAGCAATACTCTAGCTGATCGTTGTTCGTCCCGCCCTCGTTCGTTACCCACACCTTGCCGACAGCCACGCCGTTGGGGTGACACATCATGTACCCCGCTTCGGCGGTTCGATAGCTGGAACTCACTACCTTGCCCATGACCTTCAGGCCGAACTTAAATTGCATCTCACGCACCAGTGGGAGCGCATCTGAAGCAAGCAACTCATTGAGTTCATTCTCAGAGCCAAACCCGTCAAGAAAATATCTGCTAATCATTTCTCTCTCCTTAAAAAGTTACTGTTCTGGACACTTTGACCGAATACCCAAGCGCTTCGATCTTCTTGATCGTTTCCAATGTGAGAGTCTTAGTTCCTGCGATGTCGGCGAACAGCCGCGCCTTCTCGCACACGGGGTAGTACTTCACTGCCCCATACACATCCTTGACCTCCACTTCAATCGTTTCATTCATACTGCTGTACCTCCATTCCATCGACCATGACTGTGTATCCCCACTCGCTAGGCGGGTACATCTCGGAGTTGGTGTACTCGACCTTCTTGAACACTTGTTCGTTCTGTTTGTATATCTCCTTGTTTAGTTTGCGCTTGAGGTTCAAGAACATCATGTGTGGCGTGTCTTCATGTGCGCTGTACCTCGTCATGCTTGAGTCAATGTATCGGCGCACGTTCCAACGCATACCGCCAACGTCCCACGCAATCATGTAGAGAATCGCTGCATCAAGTGGCGCAGTGTGGATGAGAGCATCTGCTATCGATGTGTACTCAGTGTGGCGGCGGTGTAGCAAGTAGTGTTCTGACTCTGGGTTTGCGAGACTCATGTGTTCTGTTAATACCTCAGCCGCTGTCTTGACGAACACCCCGTAGTCCATCGCCTTGGTCATCACCTCAGTCGTGGTGTAGAAGTCTGCATAGTCAGCAAGCAAAGTCTTACCCACCTTGCGGTCAACCTTCCTACCGATGACCGTGATCGGTTTGGTTGGTTGCATAGTTTCACAGTCGATGCGTAGGCCTTTGTACGCTGGAATAATCTTGCGACTACCATCAGCTACCTTGCGGCCCCACCATATCATCCCACCCCTGCGTGAGTCGGTACAAAAGTACCCGTCAGAGTAGTCAGACATTATGCCTCGCTCACCCTGCCCATATCTATCACCAGTGAACTCAAACGTATTGTCAGGACGTACCACGCCAAGGATGTTGGACAGTGTCTCGTACCTCCGGTAAACATACTCATCCTCTAGGTTCTTGTACTTCTGCAAACGGGGGAAGCCTACCTTCTCCAGTGCTTCGTACTCATCCTTGGATATGGTCTCACCTGTCCAAGTCTGCCCATACACGACATCGAACACGCGCTGTCCATCCTCCTCTCGCACAAGAAAGTATTTGGTGTTGTGCTTGCGGTTACCAATCGGGAATCTATTTAGCGACCCACGGTAGGGTGAGGTGCTATTTGTGATGCTGTTGAGCCTCTTGTAGTTCAGTCCGCGCATTTGTTTTCTCCTGTTTCCTGTAAGTCGTGAATCTCCATCTCGCCGCTTATACCGTCTCCCATCGGATTTGCTTGGTCATACATAAGCAACTCGGCTTCCTCTTTCGTGTTAGCCAGTACTATGAGTTCTTCCAGATATGTAGTTATCACTACGCCTTTCCATGCTTTCATTCTTGGCCTCCAGTTTGTCCAGTTCAGTCAATACACTTCGCCACAGGTCAGGGTTGTGACCGTTGATGATTTGTTCCAGCGCATATGCATGCGCATGTTCAGGTTGTTGTCCCATGAGAACGTTAGCGATCTCATCAGCCATGCGGTACTTCATGGTCAGTCATCCCCGAACATCACCTTCTTCCCCACAGGCGGCACAAAGTCTTTACGCTGAGTGACCATCCACAGGGTTGGGCTAGTAATCTTCCAGTCGATGTTGCTCTCTACATACCCGTCAGTGAACACAAGGACGCACTCGGCCTTGATCTTGTTCTTGTTTACGTAGTCACTGACACATGAGACGTGAGTTCCCCCACCGCCCATAGGCTTGAGCAATGTCGCAATGTTGGAGTAGTTGTCCTTGAAGATTTGTTCGCCATGCACTTCGGTGTCCCACCAAAGAACACGCACGACTTCGGGCTGACAGAGGTCACAAATTGATACCAGTTCGGTAGCGAACTCGGTTATCTGCTCCCCGCCAATCGAGCCTGAGGTATCGATAGCCACAACAATCTCACCGATGCTCTCGTTCTCCACGCTTGGCAAGTAGATGTCATTAGCCATGTGACGCTTGTTCATGCGCCGCCATGTGAACTCATCGTTGCCTTTGGTTGTTGCCGACACGAACTCACGCAATGCTTCACGCCAGTCGATCTTGGGTTCCAACAGGTCAGAGATAACTCTAGGAATCTTTGCACCCATGCGACC